AATTTGATTCCAGAAGAACTAGAGTTTCAAAAAAGATTGTTTGTCTTTAATAAAGCATTGAAGGCAAATTGTAAATATAATGATTATTTTATTGTCCAGAATAATTATTATGAATTTTATGAGGAATTTTTTGATATAGATTTCTTAGAACCAAGTCCAGGTGGAGTGTTAATGATTAAGCAAAGCACTTGGAAAAAATTGTATGATAAAGGAATGGATGACGCCCGCACATATTTTAAGAAACATCAAGAGGAATTATTAAATAGTTTGAATAATAATTTGTTCCAAGAGATGTGGGAAAAGTATGCGGAGGGTACGTTGTCAGATTGGGAAATGGATGCATTAGGATTTTATTATCATGAACATCCATTGAAAAATATTAACAAAGACATATATAATATTTATGAATATAATGAGTTATCTGAAGTTCCAGAGATTGATTATAAGTTTAAACGTAATGGTATTGAGATTCCAATCTTCAAAACTTTAAGAATTGTTGGAACAGTTATTGCAAAAGATGATAATAAGTCAAATATTAGTATTTTGACAAATGAAAGTGGCGTAGTAACAGTTAAGTTTAATAGAGATTATTATGCAAAATATAATAGAAGAATTAGTGAAGTACAGATAGATGGAACTAAAAAAGTAAAAGAACAAGGATGGTTCGCGCGCGGGACAAAAATTATGGTAAATGGTTTTAGGCGTGGAAATATGTTCTTCACAAAAGCATATAAAAAGACGAATAGTCATCAATTGTATAAGATAACACAAATTAATAAGGATGGCACAATTGAGTTTACAAATAAGCGATACGGAGAAACCGACTAAACCGATATTGATAGCAATATGCGGCAAGTCGGCATCTGGTAAAAATACTTTAAGGGATAGTTTATATGGAGCTTTGATTCAAAAACATGCACCAGCACATATTATGATTAATGATACTACACGTCCGCGTAGAATGGATGAAGTGGATGGTATAGATTATAATTTTATCTCTAAAGAAGTGTTTTGGGAAAATATCGAAGAAGAAAAATATATTGAGTATGCTCAATTTAAAAGATGGTACTATGGTACACAATTAAGAGAAATTGAAAAAACTGAAATTAATTTGGGTATTTTTAATATAGAAGGATTGAATAAATTAGCTAGTTTATCCGATAATTATGAAATTATTGTTGTTTATTTGAAAGTCAGTTTATGGGAACGTTTGCGGCGCTCTTGCCGGAGAGAACACCAGTTCAGTTGGGAATACATTCGCAGGGCTGCCGCAGATTTCTTTGACTTTTATAAAATGGAAGATTATTTAGAAAATGCTTTTTCTAATTATATTATTTTAGATAAACAATTTTTATTACATTCTGTTCAACATGTTATGTGGACGCTTTATCATAAAGGTATAATTTAGCTTGGGCAAAAAAGTATAATCTGTATTTTGTACTTTTGAAATATTATATTACAGTAAAAATACAAGATGTGGTGGGTGATTTATGAGAATTAAAGTTATTAAAAGGGACGGCTCACGAGTCAAATATAATCCCGAAAAAATTGCTATTGCAATCTCTGGAGCATTCCAAGATTTAGGCAAAGAATTTGATGATGTTGTAGTCTTAAATGATATTGAACATGCCATCAAATCACTACATCAAAAGAATGTTGATATTGAAACAATTCAAGACATAGTAGAAGATGCATTAATTGACAATGGTTATATTGAAGAAGCTAAGGCTTATATCCGTTATCGCCATGAAAGAGAACTCATTAGAAAGAAAAAGTTAGAAGTTAGTGTAGCAGAAAAATTGCTTGCTTCTAATGTGCAAAATCAAAATGCTAATGTAGATGAATATTCCTTTGGCGGCCGCAAAGGCGAAGTAGATAATGTTATTATGAAAGATTATGCTCTTAATCATCTAGTATCAAGGATGGCAAGAGAAAATCATCTTAATAATGAAATTTATATACATGACCTTGATTCTTATGCTGTTGGAATGCACAATTGTCTTTCTATTCCTTTCGATGACTTACTTGCTAATGGTTTTAATACCAGGCAAACTGATGTGCGGCCTGCTAATAGCATCAATACAGCTATGCAGCTTATTGCAGTCATTTTTCAACTTCAATCTTTGCAACAGTTTGGCGGCGTAGCTGCAACTCATATTGACTGGACAATGGTTCCCTACGTCCGCAAGTCATTCTATAAACATTTTATGGATGGTTTGAAATATTGTGAAGCTGGCGTGTCTGCTAAAGTACACAATGCACTTTCTGTTATAAGTCCAAGGTATAAAGCACACCCTGCTGCATATCAGTATGCAGTTGATATGACTGAAAAAGAAACTTACCAAGCTGTTGAAGGAATGTATCATAATCTTAATACACTACAATCTCGTAGTGGAAATCAACTTCCTTTTACATCTATAAATTATGGTACTTGCACCGAGCCAGAAGGTAGGTTAATTACCAGAGCTATTCTTGATGTAAGTATTGAAGGACTGGGCAAATTACATAAGACTAGCATCTTCCCTTGCGGTATCTTCCAATGTATGAAAGGGGTAAATCGTAAGCCAGGTGATCCAAATTATGATTTATATAGACTAGCATTAAAATCTACTGCGCAAAGATTGTATCCAAATTATGCAAATGTTGATTGGTCTGGTAATGCTGGGTACGATGTTAACGATCCCCGCACCTATTTCTCCACTATGGGTTGCCGCACAGCAAATGGTTTTGATATCAACGGATTTGGACAGTTAAAGGATGGCCGTGGAAACATATGTCCTGTTACTATTATTCTTCCTACTTTGGCAATGGAAGCTAAAGGGAATATTGACACGTTTTTTGACATTCTTGATACTAAAATTCACGAAGCGAAAGATATGTTAATTGAAAGGTTTGAGTGGATTTGTTCTCAAGACCCTCGATCTGCATTATTTATGTATGAAAATAACACAATGGCTGGATATGTCCCAGAAGAAGGAATTCGTTCAGCATTAAAGCATGGTACAATTGTAATTGGTCAGCTTGGTTTAGCAGAAACTTTACAAATTCTTGTGGGTTGTGACCATACTGAACCTATTGGTATGGATTTAGCAAAACATATTGAACAATTGTTTAAGACAAGGTGCGCGGAGTTCAAAGAAGAATATAAGTTGAATTTTGGTGTTTATTATACCCCCGCAGAAAATCTTTGTTATACTGCTATGAAAAACTTTAAGGAAAAGTATGGTGTTATTCCTAACGTCTCCGATAAAGATTTCTTTACCAATAGTATGCATGTACCAGTATGGAAGAAAGTTACTCCTTTTGAAAAGATTGATATTGAATCTCAATTAACTGGTTATAGTAGTGCGGGTTGCATTACTTACGTTGAACTTGAGTCTACAGTTAAGCATAATATTGATGCTCTTGAAAAAATTGTAAACTATGCAATGGACAAAGATATTCCATATTTTGCAATTAATGTTCCTAATGATACATGCTTGGATTGCGGCTACTGTGATGAATTTGATGACACTTGCCCTGTATGCGGCAGTCATAATATACAGCAGTTGCGTAGAGTTACCGGCTACCTAACAGGAAATTACAAAACTGCTTTTAATTATGGAAAGCAAAAAGAAGTACAGATGCGCACTAAACATGAGTAGGTTAATATGAGATATAATGCAATACAGCGTTGCGAGTATGTCAACGGAAACGATATAGGAGTATCATTATACATTCAAGGTTGTAGTATCAGATGTAAAGGCTGCTTTAATCCCGAAACTTGGGACTTTGAAGGCGGAGAAGAATTTGATACCGCCGCATACGATAAATTAATTGAACTATTGGATAAACCTTATGTTGCTAGGTTGAGTATTTTAGGTGGAGAACCTTTAGAAAGACGTAATTGGGAAGATTTAAATCTTTTGTTATTCAAAGTTCTAAAACATAATCCTGATTTAAAAATTTGGTTATATACAGGATATGATTATAGTTTTATTATGAGATTAGTTGATGAATGAAGAATTAACTGGCCTAAATTCAACGATGCTTTTCTTCTAGAATCAATTTTAGAAAAAGTAGATGTATTAGTTGCAGGGCCTTTTATACAAGAGGAAAAAGATAAAAGTTTGCCATTTAGGGGCAGCCGCAATCAAAAAATTATTGAACTACAATAAAATAACGGGGAGCTTAGGCTCCCCGTTTAATTATTTGACGAAAAAAATATTTTTTGATATAATATAAAAAAGGTAAGAATGAAAAGAGGCTCAATGTCAAATAAAGTTACAGTTGGTTCTTTATACCAAATGAATCAACAAGTGTTTAAACAAATGGATGTACCCCCAAAGGAAATAATTGATAGACAATTAGCACATGTTGGGGCTTGATTTTCTTCAAATTATTATACAAAATATTATATGCTTTTATGCAAAGAGCGTTCAGATTATACAATGTTTTGTTTAAAAAATTTCAATTTCGATAAAGCTGTCCAAGAGCTAAAGGAAGTTCTTCAAGAGCGCGGCGATATTATGGGTATTGATTTTATTCATGGCGAGAATGCATACCAATGTTGGGTGCGGGAGCGCGATGAAGAACATGCCACATATATGTTTATGTTATTTGATGCTGACTGGATGGTAGTAGACGTATAAAGTAAGGAATAATAATATGAAAATGTTAGTATGGGCTTTTCCCGCAACTGCTTTAGTAATTCAATTATTTGATGAACAAGTAGACCCTGTTTTAGAACAACAAGTATGGATGGATGATTTAGTTCCTACTGTTATAACACTATCTCAAACGCACATTATTAATGAGGTTTTAGTAATCGGACCAATTAGTTTTACAGAGCATATTCAAGATATGATTCAGCAAGCATTGCCAAATATACCAATTATACTAGGAGAAAAATAATGATTAAGTTTCTTATTAAATCTACAAATGAAGTTAGGGTTGGTACCAAGGAAGAAGCAGATGAACTCCACAAGCAGCTAGAAAAAGAAGCACAGGATAATGGATATACCCTCTCTGCTTGGTCTGAAACTCACAAGGAAAAGAAAGCACAAGGCGAAATCATCGCAGAGTGGATGATTTGTAAATGGACTTTTGTATTTAATGACCCCAAAGAGCCTGTAGATGCATATGATAAGATTGTTTACAATTTTTATCAGCCAGAGGAAAAGTTTTAATGTGGCGACCAACCTTAAAAACTATTAAAGTAAAATATCTTGCGGGCGCCAAGCCTCTAGAAAAAATTGAGCAAGGCGATTGGATAGATTTATATACTTATGAAGATGAAGAATTGTATCTAGGTGAACATAAGTATATTAGTCTAGGAGTAGCAATGCAATTGCCTTTAGGGTATGAAGCCATTGTCGCTCCCCGCAGTTCAACTTTTAAAAAGTGGGGACTATTACAGACTAATAGTATTGGAGTAATAGATAATAGTTATTGTGGGGATGATGATATTTGGGTATTTCCTGCTTATGCCACCCGCAACGTTAAGATCCCCGCAGGTACTAGGTTATGTCAATTTAGAATCCAAGAATGCCAGCCATTAATAGAGTTTATTCCTGTTGATACTCTTGGAAATAAAAATCGTGGAGGGTTTGGCACTAGTGGCAATTAAATATAAAATAGGAGACTATGTCGGAAATAATTTTTTGCTAGTGAAAAGGATAAAACCTTTAAACAATGGTAAGGGTTTTTTGTGTCAATTTCAATGTCCTAAATGCGGAAAAATATTTGAAGCAGATTTATATAATTTAACAAGAAAAAACTCTAAATATGTAAGTTGTGGATGTTATCAAAAAGAAAAAATACAATTTCAAAAAAATAACTTAACTGGACGCCAATTTGGTGTATTGACAGTAATCAAAGAATCAAAAAGAAAAGAACCGCATCCAAATGGAGGATATTTTTATTATTGGGATTGTATTTGTAAATGTGGAAACCAAACTACTGTTTTAGCTTCTCATTTAACAACTGGTCATACAACTTCCTGTGGTAAATGTTGTATTTCTAAGGGCGAAAATAAAATTAAAAATATTTTAACAGAACTTAAAATTTCTTTTGAACAGCAAAAACGTTTTACTAATTGTAGAGATAAAAATCCTTTACCTTTTGATTTTTATTTGCCTGATTATAATTGTTGTATAGAATATGATGGAGAACAACATTTTAATATTTCTAGAAATAATAAATCAACCTTTTTTACAGAAGAAAAAATTTTAGATATTCAAAGAAAAGACAATATAAAAACACAATATTGTCAAAACAATAATATAAAACTGATTAGGATACCTTATTATGATTATGATAAAATATCTGGATCATATTTAGCTATAAGGATATTTTAATGATTTACTTAGCACTAGACCAAGCATTACAAACTACAGGCTGAGCAGTTTATCAAGATGATAAGTTAGTCGATTTTGGTCATTTTAGTATTCCAGGCAGCAAACCTATTGAACAAAGATTATTTGCTATAATGCAGCATTTATCTGAATTAGAAAATAAATTTGATTTTCAAGATGTATTTTTTGAAGATATACAATCCCAACAGAATAAGGAAACCTATAAAAAGTTAGCATATGTACAAGCGGCAATTATGGTATGATGCTATAATACTGGACATAAATTTAGCATTTTATCGCCTAGTCATTGACGATCTTTATTAAAAGATAAATATAAAATCAATTTTGGAAAAGCTAGAGCAGAACAAAAAAAAGCCGCACAAGAATTAGTGCGGCAGCAGTTCAAAATTGAAGCAACAGAAGATGAATGTGATGCAATTTGTATAGGACTCGCGGGATTACAGGAAAAAAATAAAAAAACATCAGCTTTTTAGACAAAAAAATAGCCCCTGCTTATGCAGGGGCTTATTTTTATCCTTCACTAAGAAGGTTTCCATATTTGTCAAATTTATAGGTTTTTCCATCAATGACAATTGTACCCGTTGCCATATAACCATTTGCTTTGACATAATATTTTTCACCTTTATAGGTGACCCATTGGGACTTAGCCCATTTGCCGTCAGGACCAAGCCAGCACCAACCATGTGAATCTTTAGCCCAGGCATTTTTATCCATATAACCATCTGTTAAATGATACCAAATACCATCAACTTTAAGCCACTTGGTTGCTTTAAGCCACTTGCCTTTTTTGTCTACCCAGCAAGTGCCTTTTTTATCTGTAACCCATTGATTAACTGCCATGTGGCAATCGGGTTTAAGATAATACCAATAGCCTTTCCATTTAACCCATTTAGATTTAACAGCTTTACCTGTTTCGTCTAAATAGCACCAGCCTTTGCTATCTTTTTGCCACTGGTTAGCAGCCATATATCCATCAGATTTAAGATAATACCAGTCACTCTTATATTCTACCCATTTAGATTTCGTAATATTACCTTTGCTGTCATAATATTGCCAGCCCTTACTATCTTTCTGCCAGCTATTAGGAACGATACGGGCTTTAGCAGAAGTAACAATAACTGTATGGCCTTGCTTTTTACTAACTAAAATATCGCCAGTATAAAGTTTGGACTCTGCTTCTGCTTTAGAACCACAACTACCAGCATCATTAAATAATCCAGTAGCCATGAGTTTGGTTTTTTCATTTAGTGTTGTGAAATCGCCCGGGTCTTTACCGCAAGCCTCGATAACACATTGTCTAACAAGTGAACTACAGTCTGCTTCAGTTTTAGTTTTTGTATTAATACCATATTTAATAATACCATAACGACCATTCATGTCATAGCCAATATTATTGTTTTTACATGCGGCAAGCATACGTTCAGCTAGTTTATTAGCTTGCTTCGGATCTTTAGCACGAATAATATACCAAGCATACTCATGTGTATAGTATGGTTCAGTTGCTACTTCTTGGCCTGAAGCATCGCCTGGATTTTGATTATACCCGCCAGTCTCTCCCCAGCGAGCAGACCCTAATGTAACCATATTATTCCTCTTTCTGTTCTTGAGTTTCAACAACAATTGGTTGCGCAGTTGCTTCGGTTAAAGTAGCTTGAACAACCTCTTTACTGTCGGTCGTTGCAGTAATAATCTTTTGAATTGTAGATGTACCTACGTTAGCGCTATCGACACGCGCCTCTGCTGCGGCGTAAATTGCAGCGGACAGGACGCCGCACACAATACCAATAATAGTAACGATGCGGTCACTAGTCGCCATACCAGAAATGCTAGTTGCAATTGAAGCTAGAAAAGCCGCAACTGAAATCCAGAATTTCCTACTAGTTCATTTTCCACTCATCTTCATCTTGCTCCTTTTCTTCTTCTTCTATTGGGCTTTCTTCTTCTTTTTCATTTTTTGAAGAGTATTTTGCTTTTCCAACTTTATATAAGGCAAACGTTAACAATTCTCCGCCAAAAATTGCTGTAAATGCCATTCATGCATCTTCACTAAATTGTTCATATCCATTAATGATATTAAATTCAGTTGCACCAAAAATCATAAAGGTAGCAAGCAAAATACATATTAATATAACATCGCCCTTATTAATATGCATAACATTCCTTTCTTATTATTATGGCTCAAAACTACCCAATTCTCCTACGGCATAATAATGAATCTTACCAGAGCTATTCCCACTTGTACCACGAAATACAAATGCTTTAGGAGCATAATCTGCATCTCCGTCTCTATGTTGACCAATTCATGAATCTCCACTATTATTTGTAGTTCATGTTAAGCGACAATAAGGTTTTGTCTTAAACAAACCAGCAGGATATGCAATACCTCCAATAGCTCCAGCTCCATTTTGATAATCATAATATATCATATGAGTGCCACTACCTCAAGTATCATTACATGTAGCAGTATGAGATTCAGTATATCAACATTCAACTATTCCACTAGATCAGCATTGATATTCTCAGCCATTATATGTATCATGTTTTATTATATAATCTATTTCATTATTTACAGGCATAATTTACCTCTTTTAACTCGAATAGGCTACATAATATCTATATGTTAGACCAGGCATTAGTCCATAACCAGAAGAACTTCCTGCGGCTGTGCCTGGAGTAGTACGATAATGAAAATGAGTATTATCGTTTCATCTTATACAAGTAACATTAGTGCCATTTGCAGTAGAACTCGAATAACTATTAGCTGTTGCAGTTCTTGTACTAGTAACAGATGTAGCATTTGAACTTGAACTTTTATAAATAACCTCTACGCAACCATAATTAGCAGTGCCACTAGTAGTATATGTAGGTGTACTCGTAGCGACCCCCTTACCAATAGTCATTTGCCCAACAGCATACCGTTGAGCAGTATTATATCAAGCAGTAATCGCAGAATTATACATGCCACCTTCTACAACTACTACTAACATAGTAGGATAACCCGTACCAGTATAACCTACTGTAACCGCGGCAGTAGTACTAGCCGAAGACGTAGCTGCAAAAGTACCAGTAATTAAATTACTAGCTCCACCTCCACCACTAACACTAACATTAGCAGTTGAATATTGAGCAATATCAATACCCGTTCCATTTTCACTAATTGTAATAGTGCCAGTAGGAATAATATAAGCTGAAGGAATTGCCTCAACTGTTACTTTCTTTAAACCATCATAAGCTGAATCGGCTGTAACAGTTTGTGTAACTGTAGAAGGAGTAGCAACTTTAGATTGAAGATTTAATCCACTACCATTAGCAGTATAATAAGTTAATTGATAATATCCAGGTTGATGGAAATATCCACCTGAATTAGTACCACTAGAAGAAATTACTAATGAACCACTATTATATGTGGCTGATCAATGTTGATTAGAATAATGAGCTCCACTATCCATACAATAACCTACAAGTTCACTTGTACCTTCTCCACAAACAGCAATAACACGTTGATAACCAGAAGAGGTTGAAAAATTAGATTTAAAAATTAATGTCCAATATATTGGTTCATCTTCTAATCCTGTAAAAGTAATAGATGTGGCTCCAGAACCTACTTGAACATCTTTAGTATTGACAGTAGCTCCTGCGCCAGAATAAACAATAACATAATCACTACTAATTGGTTGAGCATTAGAAGTAGTTAATACCAAAGTACCATTACTATAAGTATAACTAAATCCAGTAGAAATATATGATACTTGAGCATTAGAAGTATTTATAATTGTTTGTCCATGATAAGATGTTCCATCGTAAACAACAGCAGCTAATTTTGCTGTACTACTAGTCGCAATATCATCAAGGCCATAAACTATAAAAGATGTAGGCTCACACTTTAAATTATTAAATGTTAATGAACTAGTTGTATAACTCGCAGCAGCTACGGTGTCAATATCAACAGCACTACCTCCACCGCCTTCTACTGCAACACTTACACTAGCATAATTAGTAACATCAACGGTTCCATTACTTGTAACTGATAATGTTCCACTTACAAGTTCACCCGCAGTAACAGTTACTGCTGTACCGTTTTTAGTACCACCTGTAATATATCCTGTTGTATTAGTAACAGTAGGTGTAATACTAACACTATGATTATTTACTGTGCCTTTACTAGCTATTGGAGTACCAGCCGTACCCGCAGTAATTGCTCCAATAATTACAGCACCAGAAGTATAATAATTTGCTTCTACAGCTGTTTTTTGACTTGTACTAGGAGCAATAGTTTGTCCTGCAATAGTATTTAATTGTAAAGTACTAGATTTAGTAGCTGAACTTACATACCCTCCTGTAACAGTTGAAGTTGCAGTTATTAAACCAGAATTATTAATTGAAATTGTTGGATTTCCAACAGAACCAGACGAAATGGTTTTTGTCGCAGCTGCCGCATAATAACCTGCGGGAGCTGTCACAGTTGCACCATTGGAAGTCAAATCTGTAGAAGTACGTTGAGTTACTCCACTACCAACATAACTCGCGGTGATAGCATTGACAGTTACTGTACCTAGACCATCATATCCACTACTAGCACTAACTACTTGTTGTGTTTCACTAGGAGTAACAATTTTATCTTGTAAACTTGGTGCGCCTCCACTTACATTAACCACAGCAGTGGCGTAAGCACTTACATCAACACTTGAAGTGTTGGAAGTCAAAGTTATCGTACCTTGCGGCCGCACAAAAGCTAGGAGGGTAGAGTCTGATGTATTATGTGCTTTAATACCTGTAACATTAGTGTAATCTACACCAAATACTGTTAAACTATCAGTCATTTTCCCTCCTTTTAATTTTGTCATCTACCACGAGCATAACAACGACAAAAACCCGTAACCGTACCATTATTAGGACGATATACATATGCTGTTGGCGCTGTTGTTGCACTGCCATCTTTAGTAATATTGGATCAAGCATCATTGCTTGTAGGAATAAAATCTAATGTTGCAACTGGCGTAGTAGTAAATAATCCTGTAGGATAAGTCATTCCTCCAATAGTAGTACTTGAGTAATATATATTCCCTCAAGCTGTACTAGTAGTTCTAGTTCCAGAAGCACTATCTCCCCAACATTCTGATATACCACTATTTCATTTTCTATAAGTTCATGTAAATATATTAGGTGAAGTACCAGCAGTTGCGGTACCTTGTTCAGTAACATAATCATCCATAATAGGCATAGTACCTTGAATATAATTACCAGCTGCATTATAAAAATACTTACCCACAGGAACATCCGCAGCAGTAGCTGTGGTACTCGAAGGATCTATATAAACAGAAGCAGCGCTTAATATACTTGTTCCTCCGCTACCAAATTCATAACTAGCAATCATTAATTGATTATTAATATTTAATCAAACTATGTCATATGCTATACCACTAGAATCAATCTCATACATATCCACATAAGGTCCAACTTCACTGTCGGTTGGATCACCACCCTGCATAACAATAGTTTTATCTGCATCATATGCTGCTGCATATTGCGCTCATGTACAATCTGGTTCTCACTTACCTGACGTACTGTTTCAAATAGGAGTAATAACAAAATGAGATTCTGGTGCAACATCAATTTTATAATTTGCAGCAGTAGCATTATAACCAGTTGGAATATTGATATATTGTACTGCATTAGTAGGCGTAATGGTCGCTTTTAAAGTTCCGCTACTAGTTGAAGATGTTGTGGTAGGTAATGTCATGGCTGACGCACCTTTAATTTCATAATATGCTTCACTAGCATTATAACCAACAGGTAAATTCAAAAATTGAGTACCAGTATTAATTGAAATTATAGCCTGCCTATCACCTTGTGATAATGAAGTACTTGTACTAGTAGGTAAAACCATACTAGTAACGCTAATATTAGCATAATTAGTAACATCAGCTGTTCCACCAGCTGTAACTGTATATGTACCCGTTGGTACTATATAATTACTAGGAATGGCATTAACTGTAACAGTACCCAAACCATCATATCCAGTTCCCGCAGTAATAGTCTGCTGACTTTCACTAGGAGTAACAATTTTATCTTGCAGCACAGGTGTAGGTGCATCAACACTAACATCTGCCGTTGCATATTGAGCAATATCTATACCAGCTCCATTAGAAGAAAGAGTTATAGTTCCTGTTGGTACTATATAATTACTAGGAATTGGATTAATTTTATAGTTAACAGCACTAGAATTATAACCTGTAGGGATGTTAATGTATTGAGTTGAAGTATTTGGAGTGACAGTCAATTTTGTGGTTCCACTACCACTCGCGGCAGTTGTTGTGGGAACGGTCATGGCTGTCACCGCATTTAAAGTATAATAACTAGCTGTTGCATTGTAGCCCACGGGGATATTCAAATATCTTTTTGCTGTAGGCGCCGCGATAGTAGCTTTGCTAGTACCACTACTAGTAGTTGCAACAGTAGTCGGTAAAGTCATTGCAGTAACACTAATACTTGCATAGTTAGTTACATCTGCTGTACCGCCCGCGTCTACAGTGTAGGTTCCTGAAACTAGCTCGCCCGCGGATACACTAATAGCAGTACCAGTCTTAGTTCCACCAGTAATATAACCAGTAGTATTTGTTACTGTTGGAGTAATAGTTACAGCATGATTTGAAACTGAACCTTTCGCGGCAGACGGTGTTCCAGCTGTCCCCACAGGCATAGCTGAAACAGTAATATCAACACTACTTAATCCATCATAACCAACATCAGCTACAATTGTTTCACTTTGACTAGTTGTAGCTGGAGTATAACTTTTACTTTTACTTTGTAAAGTTGGAGCAACACTAACAGTAATAGGTGTATATGCAGTGTGCTCTGCGGCAGTATAAGTACCATTGGCTGTTACAGATAACGGTATAGCTGTAATCATGCCTTCAGATGCTTCATCATCTAAAACGATATAACCATTTTCATCCTGATAAACATTACCACCGCCGCCAGCTTCAATTTGTCCAATAGCAACAATAAAATCATCAGGATAAGTTAAAAGTTCAGTTGTTCCGCCTTTAGTGCGGATAGCATTAGCAATTGAGGTTAATTCAGTATCTGTGGTCGTATATGTTGTCATTAAAAATCAACCCCTCTTGCGGCGGGTATAATACCACTACGTCCCATATAACGCCAATGTGAACCATCGTAAACGAAATTTACTATTTCTCCATCATACCAAGTTAAGGTATTAGAGGTGGAGGTTGCCGCGCCGTCCGCATACACCGTTTTTGCTCCAGTTGAATTAACATTTAAAGTTTTAGCTGCGGCAGTGTTACTGTTCGTAGCTGTCATTTGTAATGCAAGGATTGTTCCTGTGGCTAAAACAAAATCTGAACAAGTTGCAGTTAGAGTATATCCTGTACTTGCACATGTTCCATACCACGTTGTAGGAGTTCCTTTTATATTATAGGAGTCTGCTCCTATTTGGATTTGAGAAATATCAGCCATTCACGACTCCTATCCTTGTATATCATTAAGCGGCAGGGACAAAAGTCCCCGCCGCATTATCATTATTAAAATTTAAATTAAGAAGTAGCAGTTGCTTTCTTCAAGAATTGTTCTGTTGAAGCAACACTAACTGTACCTGCGGTACCACTAAACCCTGTAGCCTTCAAATAGCTACCTGTAACACTCACATCACCTGCGGTACCACTAAATCCAGTAGCCTTGGTATAGCTACCCGCAACAGTAACTGTACCTGCTGTACCTGTGAACTCGCCTGGCGCATCATAATCACCAGTAACAGTAACAGTTCCAGCTGTACCAGAGAATCCAGTTGGTTTAGTATAACTACCAGTAACACTAATATCACCCGCAGTACCACTAAATGCAACTTTCAAAGCACCTGTGGCACTAATATCACCCGCGGTACCACTAAAAGCAACCTTAAGTTTTCCAGTAGCATCAAAAGCAGTAGAAGTATGACCGATACTACCTGCAGGTTGATAAGAAGTTGTAACACTTACTTCACTTGCGCTACCAGTAAAGGATGCAGTAGTAGGTTGACCAGTAACAACAGTCTGTGCGGCGGTTGTAACACCATAAACATAACCATTACTATTAGCATAATTTTGTTGCGGATCAGGGAAATATTTAGTAGCAGTATCAACAGCACTAACTTGATTAATTGAAGTTGTGCTAACTGCCGTAACTTTATTAATTGAAGTGGTATTAACAGCAGTAACTTTATTAATTGATGCGGTAGTCGCCGCACCCAAAATTAAAGTTTCACCACTAACAGTAGCAGTAACACCTTCGGTAGCAATAGTCTGAGCAGCAGTTGTTACTCCTGTAACTACTGTTTGTGCGGCGGTTGTTACTCCTGTAACTACTGTTTGTGCGGCGGTTGTAACACCTGTAACTACTGAAGCTGTCGCGAATGCTTTTCATTGTACTGCACTAACTACATTTACTGAACTTGTCGGAAGTACAACACTAATTGAACCACTAGCGGTTACTTCACCAGTCGAAGTAATTGTGGCAGTTGTTCCTGTAAAACTAGTAGCTTTATCATAATTACCACTAAATGTTACTGTAGTGCCACCGCTTGTAGGCTGTGTAATAGTATTTGAACCAGAAGGTGTAAATGAACCACTAAAAGTAACTGTTGTTCCACCTGTAGCTGGTTGAGTAATTGCATTTGAACCACTTGGAGTAAAACTACCTGTTGAAGTGAGAGTAGCTGCTGTAGTTGTAACTGAACCTTGCGGAGTAAAACTACCTGTAGCTGTTATTGTACTAGTAACAGTACCTACAGAACCTTGTGGTGTAAAACTACCAGTTGAAGTAAGTGTTTGTGCCGTGGTGGTGATAGAACCACTAGGAGTAAAACTACCACTTGAAGTAATTGTTGTACTTTCAGTTGAAACACTACCTGCTGGTGTAAAACTACCAGTAGAAGAAACAGTAGCTAATGCTGTACCGCCCATATCGGTAGCATCACCAAATTCTGCCCATTTAAGAGCAGGAGTTTGTGTACTACCTGTATTAACTACTATAAATTCTTTTCCTGATTCGACATTGACAACGACATCGCCTTCATTGAACCCAGTCGCAGTACCGCCGTCCACGATACCAGATGAATTATCAACTACACCAGCGAAGTTTAGCACTCCACCAGTAATGCGAGCATCATGAATGTCATAAGTAGTGTCACCTACTTTAATTTGTTTAACAAAAGACATTGATCCTCCCTATATTATGGTTGTACTATTATTTCACCTTCTAATTGCGAGGAGTTTGAAATAATATAAGTATTGTCTTGCACTCCAACAGTATGATGAATTAGTCCATCATTTTTATGAATATCAAATTCATTTCTTAAAGTCTGAATAGTTTGTCTAAGTTCATCAATTTCTGTATTGTCTCCAATATAGGGCAAACTTAGAGCATTTGTTCTACCATTACCTATTTTTACATATGGAGTTGGTTTTCCATCTACGATAGATGCATCTGTTACAATAACAATTTCTCCAGCTCTTGGAGTTCATTGTGCTGTAAGCTCCGCAACTGTTACTAGATTAGGATAATCAATAAAGTATCTATTATTATTCATATCATAAGCTATAACTGTGCGGTCGTCATCGTAATTTAGAAAATAAATTGCTCCATTCTCAATCTCTTTGGTGTCTATATCAATGTCAGAGCCAGTATAAAACTTAACATGAGACAATCTTATATTCACCCCCTTTACATTTTACCTTTTTGCTTGAAGATACATGTTATAATTACTTTGCAAACGTGGGTTAGAAGGTTCATAGGTTAGAGCACGTGCGGCGCACGCGATGGCTTTGTCAAATTCTCCAAGCTGGTAATATGTAACCCCAAGAAGATCATACAAGCCCCAACTCCAAGTGAGGCTATCTTCCATCCAGAAAAACTCTTGTTTAGTATTTTTCAAAGCTTCTTCCAAAACACCGACCGCCGCATCAAACATGCCATTGTTAACAAAAATTACGGCTAAACCAAAATAATTATCTCGATATGTTTTATGTAATGCAACACCTCGCGCAAATGTGACCACAGCGTTCACCGCATCCTTCGCGCGATAATAAGCATCTCCCCAAGCATAACAAAGACCCGCTAATTCTAAAGTAGGCAAATCTTGGTTAAATCTATCTCATGCCTCTTGGTACTTTTCAATTGCTTTTGTGGGATCATCCTTAATGCGGTATTCATTACCTAATAAAATATATGCTTGATAATCATCTGGCTCGTCTTTAATTCTTTCTTCTGCTAATTCAATATAAAAATTTCTATCTTTACTTAAATCAGCATAGTGGTGCAAAGTAATTTTATCTCTTAAATCAATAAAATCTTTAAATTCACGTTTACCTGTTGATATAAAGGTTAAATGTTCATGAACTGCTCCAGCCCAACGAAGGTCAGGGTCAGCGCCATGAATTTTATTTAAATCATAAATTAAACCAGGCTTACCATCTGCTGTATGATTCCAAATATAACGATAAATAGCTCTAGGTTTTTCGGGGTCTCAGTTTTCCCTTAAAATATCTGCCCAATCATCATTTTCAAATAATTCATCTAAGTCAGTACATACTCTAATATTATATTCATCTGGTACTAAATCTAAACTATCATTCCTAGAAGTATCAAACCTAAAATGGTCATACTTCTTTTCATGTACTTCTACTCCAAGAGAGCGAAGAAGTTCAACAGTATTATCTTCAGAACCAGTATCTAGAACTACGATATGATCCGCGGCGGACATAGACTTGACCCATGCCTCCACAAACTTTTCCTCGTTCTTAGCGATAGCATAAACGCAAACCTTATTCATCCTTTTTTCTCCTTTTATCTCATTTTATACAGGATCATCTGTATGAATTCTAATCAAACCTATATCAGAATAATCCATTTCTATTAATGCATCATGCGCGGGTAATGTGAAACTATATTCTACTGCATCGTTTTCGTCAGCCGCAACATTTTCATTGTTAATAAAAATACTTCCTCCACCAACACTTCCCTTACAATATATATAAAGGGTATCTCCAGTTGAAAAAGTAAATTCTTCATACATATCCCAATGTTTATTGTTGCTTGCTCGAAGACTTCTTGTTCTGCGGTTATTGATAACTGTAACATAACAGTTATCTTCATTACCTTGACCCATGATATATGCACCATAAGTGTGCGGCAGTACGTTCCACGTGAGCGCCGCATCTGTATAATCTATTGCTTCTTGTTTAGCAATATCGATTTCTATACTTCAATCTTGTGCATTTTGTTCTAATTCTTCAATTCTATGTATAATTTCAATATCGGCATTCTCTAATGCTTCAATTCTGTTTTCATAATCGGTCATCGTACCTGCTCACTCTGCGAGCGTCGCTTCGGCGGCCGCAAGTCATTCTTCTAAGTGAGCATCAGTTTGATCGATATAATTTTCAAATTGTTGTTGAAGATTATCCAAGGCATCGTTTAACTCTTGTTGCATTTGTGCTAGAGTTTCTTGCATCTCTTGGTTTAATGCTTCAGTTTCTTGCACGATTCTTACAATATACTCGTGCTCTATCTGCATTTCCCCTCATTCAGTTTCAATTTGTGCCATTTGATCTCTTACTTGGTCAGCAAGAGAGTTCATAGCAATAACTGCTTGTTTAAAAACAGAAAAATCATCTGAAACAACGAAAGTAGAACCATCGTTAGGGTCTTGCAAGACGTGGATTATAAAATTAGTGGATGCTGCGATTGAAACATCGTCTACTAATTCAATGCAAGTTCTTACATCACCTTCATATAACATTGATTGCGGGTAATGGATAAACCATCTTGGCGGATCATCGTCATGAATTTTAGGTGCTTCTGTAAAAACATTGTAACCTCTAATATCTCTTTGGATATGTCTCCAAGAGAGATAAACTTTGGTGTGCGGGGTTAGCTGTGCGGCTGCCTCTTGCGTGAAGAAAATTTCTAAGGTGCGGCCGTCCGCATCTGCTTGATTGATAATGATGGGGTCTTTAATATCTTGACTAAGTTCTTTCATATTAATGACCGTTGCTTTTAATTCAGCTGGCATTTACTCTGGCCTCCCATCATTGTCTTTATAAACAGTTATACGAGGCAAAGCACGAATATCTTCCATCAAATTATCTACAAAAGAATTACCGCCCGCAGTTTTATAATATAAATATCTACGTTCTATAGACTGTAGATTAATATCGTCTATTGCTTTTCATTGATAACAAAATTTATGATGTGCGTCAATTAAAAATGAACGAGTATTTTCTTGTAGACGCTCTTGGACTAATGACAATGAATCTTTAATAGCTTCTTGTTCTTCATGTGTTTTTTGATTTTGAAGTTCGAGATTATCAATTTTTTTATCAAGTTTTTCTAAACTTGAAGTGATGTTTTGTGCTCAACGTTCATTTTCATTAGCTATATCAAAACGTCCTTTGATTTTCTTTCAAATCCACTCGACCGCAGATCAAACTGTTTTAACAATAATAATTAAAGCAATAATTAAGACGATTGCTTGTTCAGTTGTTAGTTGAGAAAATATAAAATTAGCTTCGCCCATATTATCACTAGCTTTCATAATCAGAGGTATAGTTATATTGTGTCATTATAAACCTCCTCTGTTCGTGTCCATAATTCTATATAAATATAAAAAAGGGCAAACTCTGTTTATAAGAGTTTGCCCTATTAAATATTACGATTGTGTAAGATCTGTTTGTCCTATTAATTGATAATAAATTCATCCTTCTAAATTATTGCTGGCGCTTCCTCGATATATAGTAATATAAGGAAGTTGTTTTGTAGTATCAATAGTTTGAGTTCCGCTTATGTTTAATTTACTAATACCACATCATGCATCATGTCCTGTACCAACCCATGATACAAAAATTTGAGGAGGATTGATTAAATTTAAAGAAGATAATAGAGTAGTATTTATGCTCAAGCCTTGATATGTATAATAATACAAAGATCCTCATTGAGATCAAGTAATATTTGATAAATTAACAGGTTGTTGACCAGATATTGTAATTTTTCCACTGTGTCATTTTTCTCAAATAAAATAATCTGTATCATCAGGGGATAAGTTTCTTTGCCCCATATCAATAACATAATCTTCAGCCGCAGTTGCAGATGATATTCCGATGACGCGTCAATATGTGCCATCATATATAAAAGTTAAAATATCTTTCGCTTTTCATTTCAAAGTATTTGTACTAGAAGTTACAGCTCCATTATATCATATATCTTTTGTACTTGTAGGACTATTAGAAGAACTTGAAATTGTTAAAGCTAATTTATCAGATGTATAAGTATTAGCATAACTAAAAGCAATTACGGCTATCGCACCTTTGGTTAAACTAAAACCAACTATGTTTGATAGTTTTGTTTGTGTACTTGCGCTAGTACTACATGTACCATACCAAACATTAGCTCCTCTAGGAGGATTATTGTCGTTTGATGCTGCGGCTACTGTTCCTAAATATCTATAATAAGTTCCATCATATATAAAATACATTAAAGTATTTGCTGGTCATTTTAAAGTATTATTACTATCAAGAGCACTAGCTCCTATATAAATATCTTTTGCTCCAGTTGAATTAATATTTAAAGTTGGAGTCGCAGTTGTATTGCTAGTCGAAAATAAAATCGTAATTATATTACCCGTTTGTAAATTATAATTTTCACAAGTGACTTTTTTTTCAGAAGTGGTATTGACAGTATTACATGTACCATATCATGTACGTTGATTAGTTGAATCTAGTGCTCCTATATCTGCGGCTTGTATTTTAGATCAACCGCCGTTATTTTTATAATAAATTTCTGCTGCCATATCATCCTCCTACTGTATAAGTTTAATTCATATCTTAGCCAATGAAGCAGCAGGAGTTGCATTAGATACTGTAATTATATTTTGTATATTTTCACTATTTATGGTTATGCTAGGACTTTCCCCTGCTATATTTAAATTTCCACCATTTCCACTAATTGTTAAATGAGGACTAGTTCCACTAATAGTTAAATAAGAATTACTACCACTAATTGTTAAATTAGCTCCAGCACCACTAGCTTGTAAACTAGCACTAGGTCCACTCACGGTTAATTGTGGGGCACTAGTAGAACTTAAAACTTGTAAAGTTGCTCCATCACTATCAACATTTAAGTTTCCAACAGATAATCAATTAGCAATTAAGCCAGCGTTACTAGTAAATGAATTTATATATATATTATCAGTATGAATATTACCAATGGGAGCGGTAACAGTACCTATAGAACTTGCATAAATATTATTAACGGGTGTAGTACTGCTACCTATTGCTCCTTTTAAATATAAATTATGAAAAGTACTAGCTGCAATACCTATATCATAATAATCATCAATTAATGGAACAATAGTATTATTAATAGCAATATCTCCGATGCCTAAAGTCATAGATTGAAATTCACCATTATTAAGATAAATAGGATGCCCTGGACTACCTATAGCCGCAGGACTTGTTCCGTCATAAAATTTAATTGAATATTTATTACTATTTTCCTCTACAGTAGCTAAAGTAAGTCAATTATTGTTAGAAGGATGACGTACCTTCTCTGTAAAAATTGTAGACATTATATCATCCTCCTATTCTTCTACTTCATACCCAATAGTCAGAATAGTGTATTCATCACCACTATCTGCGGCAGGGGTAATTGTAATTGTTTTTTCTGATAAATTATCAAATTCTAAAATATCATTTTCATTAATATAATATTCTTTACCGTTGATGGTAAATTTATACATATTTAATTGTTCTTCATGTTCATAATCATTTTCTAGAACATACATTAATAAATATGTGCCAGGAGCATAAAAATTTCCTCCTGTTTCGGGATTATTTGAAGTAATAGTTAAAGTACCATGATCATAATCTTCTGTTCAATCAGATTCAGAATATTCGGCTATATTTTCAATTTTTGTTACTCCACAAATTTTTTGACCATCATTAACCACTGCTAATATATATCTTATATTGTAATTAGGATCAAAAGTAGTTTGATTAATTAAATATCAGCATAATGGTTTTCTAGATAAACCTGAAAAACTAATAGAAGCAGTTGATTCATCTAAAGTAGTAGTAATTACTCTGCGATCAGATGAAATATTTTCATTATATGTATAAGTATAAATTAAATCATATTGGGTTGGATAAAAACCAGTATAATTGCCAATATAACAAATAAAATCATTACCATATCGTCAAATACGTGTTCCATCTAAATATTCAATGACATGTTGTCTATCTAAATTACTGGTAATACATTCTCCTGTTACAGGTAAATCATCATCTGCATGTTCAAAATTATAACCAATAACAGTCAATATTCATGTAGAAAAATCATCTATTTCAACTACACCATGAGGAATAATGGCTCATGATGTGGGCATAAAACTATCATTAAAAATTAATTCTGCATTAGGTTCATCTAAAATAGTAGATACAATATTTGTAAACGTTATTTTAGATGTATGTGTAATCGAAGTGGCGTGCGGGCGCTCGATACCAATTTTTATATTAGTAATTTTGCTATTAGGCGGTGTAGGACAAGTAATAGTCTGATTAGCAGTAAAAGGTCCTGTGTATGTTTTTATATACATAATAGTTTTACTTTCACGGTGGAGTTGGTATTGCCGCAGCCATAGTTGGTGTTGTGACAACGAATTGTACATCAGCTAATTTAGTCTGTTCATAAGGAAACTTAGTGCTAAATCCTGTCATATTTGCTAATCCACTACCAGAAATTGATCCTAATTTTACCCATCTTTCATCTGCGCTATCAAATACATAATAGGTAGTTGAAGTAATCTCATTTCCCTGTTCATAATAAGTAGTTCCAGGTACTGTTTGAGTTGCAGTAGAATGCTTATAATAATATTGAGCTGGACTAACACTAACAGTTACTTTTTCATACCATCCTTGTGCTTTAGGACTACCAGTAGGAGTTGGAATAACTGACATAGTAGCTTGCATTAATGCCACTAAATTACCAGTATGTTGTGCATCTGTAATAGTTAATCCTGTAGAAGCAATATCAACTGTTTGGCTTTGATCAAGACCTATTACTTGGCTATAAACACCTCAATATTCATAAGGCGGTACTACTTCCCCATAATCTCTATATCAAACATTTAAATAAGTTAATTCTGTATTATATATGCCACCAGTGATATGACGACGTCATGTAATTCCATTTGCTGTATAAGTGTCAGTGTCAGTACCTTGTCCAGGGGCATCAGTAGGACTTCTATGGTTAGGATCATTAAACAAAATACATAAATGATCATCTGTAGTTCTAACTATATCTTGAATATAATTAATACCATTACCAATTTGAGTTGGAGCATTAGGATCATTAGTATAATTAATAGTTAATTGCCTAGAAGCACTTGCATTTGTAGGAGTAATAAATCCATCTTCTGAAGCTGTTCCTTTAATATCACCAACCAATGTAATACTATCTATTGCTTTACAGTCTCCCGCATATACTTTTTCAATTGTATTTCAATACTCCGCGGGGCTACTTGAAGTTCCTGTTACTGTTGGCCAATGAAAATCATAAACTCATATCATACCTTCATAACTGTCATTACGACTATAAGCACTAGAAGAATAATTACCATCACTATATGTAACACTGGTGCGAATATCATCACTACTAGGCCAATATACTTGTGTTACATTATCTATATATGCACCAGGCTTACCCGCAGGAATATTTAACGAAAATTGTCTGTAAAAATCATTAATAGGAGTGCCTTCTTGTACTGAAGGTGGTTGATAATAAGGTACAGCAGAAGCACTAGGTATTGTAAAATCAACATAAGGAATTTCTAAACCAATATTTAATTCTGTATTACCAAATCCATCTTCATCTTCTGGAGTTGTTGTCGCAGTATGATTATACCAATTATATCTTAAGGCTGGAGTTTGACTTTGAGTTGCATATCATTTACCAGAGTTAAAACTAATGCTGTCACTTACTGTGCTATCATAAACTTTTAAATTATCTGTAGCATTATGTGCAGTAACAACTGCACCACTTGCATTAATATAATATACTGCATCAGATGCAGTCACACTATCATGTTTTGTTTCAACAGCATCTATATTACTTAAAATAATTTTTGGCACACCACCCGCAGGTCCAACAATTTGACCTACATATTCAGCATATCCACTGTAGGGGTCTCCCGCAGTATTTAATGTACGGCGAAAAACCTTACCATTATCAGGGTCAAATTTATTAGGTGTATCAATAATACAATATTCACCATACCATACATCTTTATATGTAGGCTCACGTAAATCCTCTAACATTTGAGGTATAGATTCAAAACGAGCTTTAAT